CGTGAGCTGAATGAGGAGGAGCGTTCCGCTCTGACATCCGCTGGTGCAGTGATCCCGACCATGACCGTGAATGCGGTATGGGATAAGCTGGTGAAACCGGCAGAGCTGCTTGGCAAGGTTGATGTGAGCCAGTTCGCTAATTATGTTCGGTTCCCGAAGGCAACTACGAACAACGCAGCATCCTCTCAGGCAGTTGGCGGCACCATCACCGAGTCCAGCGATGTGGTCGACTATGTTGATCTGATCCCGAATGAGTATGTGAAACTGCTCACTGTCGGGGCTGACATTGATCACATGGCAATCCCCGCAATCCATGATTGGATTGTTGACAACCTGACGAACAACATCCGCTATGCGATCAACAAGGACATTCTTGTTGGTTCCGGTACGAATGCCCTGAAAGGTCTGAAGGAGTCTGTTGCGGCTAACGCGTCCAAGATCCCGGCAACCGTGACGAAGGCATCCATCCTGAAGATCATGGCGGCACTTGATGGACAGTATCAGAACGGCGCTATCTGGATCATGAGTCCTGAAATGTTCTATGAGAACATCATGCCGCTCACCGAGCTGAACGATTATGTGATCAACGACGGCTTCCAGTTCCGTCTTTTCGGTCATGATGTCGTTTTGATGAGCGAGGCAGTCATCTCCAGCAAAGAGACCGTCTTCTATGGCGATCCGAAGGCATACAAGGTGAACATCTTCAAGGCTCTGGAAGTGAAGCCGTTCGAGACTGCAACGACCACGAACATTCAGTTCAGAGGTGCTTGCCTTGCAGACGGCGAGCTGCTTGATACTAGCGCATTCGTTCGTTTCGCGCAGTCATAAGATCGATAAACAGAGGAGTTTAGCATGAAAACATTGGTTGCAGTGCCGTGCATGGACATGATGCACACGCAGTTTGTCAGCTCGCTTATGAGCATACGAACCAAAGAAGGATATGAGTTCGAGTTTGGCGCGTCTTCATTAGTGTACGACACGCGCAACCAATTCATTGCTAAGGCAATAGACGGCGGGTTCGACCGGATTTTGTGGTCGGATTCCGACATGGTGTTCACTGCTGCCGATGTCGCATATCTGGAACAGGACATGGATCACGGCTATGACTTCGTGTGCGGTCTGGCGTTTAAGCGCAAGCCACCATTCACGCCGGTGATCTTCTCCGAATGCTTCATTGACAAGAACGAAGCAGGACAGTTGATCCCGACCAGCACAGTCATGAAAGACTATCCGAAGGACGCACTTTTTGAAGTGGCTGCATTCGGGTTCGGGTTCGTCATGATGAGCGTGGAAGGGTTGAAGCGCATTGTTGACCGGTATGGTCGGATGCTATTCATGCCGCATCCCGGCTTCGGTGAGGACCTGTCTTTCTGTTTGCGGGCACATTCAGCGGGCGAGCATCTGTTTTGCGACTCCAGAACGGAAATCGGTCATGTCGGGACATATGTCTACGGCAAGGAACAATTCGAGAGGTATGAAAATGCTTGAGAAAGTAAAGCTGGCGCTCCGGATCACGACGGACGCATTTGATTCTGAATTGAACGACCTGATCGCGGCGGCTGAGATCGATCTTGGCATTGCGGGTGTGGTACTGCCGCAGACGCTTGATGCTATCTGCGAGCGGGCGATCGTCACATATTGCAAGATCAATTTCGGCGAACCGGACAAGGCGGAGATCTATGACAGGCTGAAAGCGTCCTATGACGAGCAGAAGGCTCAACTTTCGATGGCGACGGGGTACACGGAATGGACAGATCAGACGTAATCAATTTGATAAGTGAGACTCGCGTTCAGGACGCTTATGGCGTGTGGCGACCGACTAGGACGTCAAGACAGGTCTATGCGCGGGTAGTCAGCGCTCCGGCTTATGAGTTTTTCGAAGGCGGGCGCAACGGTCTGAATCCCCAGTACAAAATGACCATGTTCTTCGGAGATTATGACGGAGAATCAATCGTCGAGTACAAGGGCGAAGCATTTAGCGTGTACCGGAAATACCAAACGACCACAGACACGATCGAGCTTTATGTCGAGCGGAAAGGCGGCACAAATGGCGCGTAAAAAGTGCACTCTGGCGACACTTGGAGATGCTATTGCTGACATCCTGAAGGAGTACGAAGGCGAAGTCGTTGACAAGACACAGGAGATCACGGCAGCAGTCACGAAGAAGGGCGCGAATGCTCTCCGGAACGAGTCGCTCAGTATGTTTAACAACGTGGATCTGCCGCGCGGGCGCTACGGTACCGGGTGGACATCGCAAGTTGAAACCGGGCGGTTCTCCGCTCAGGGGACGATCTACAACGCCAAATATCCGGGATTGCCGCACTTGCTGGAGAACGGTCACGCCAACAGAAACGGCGGGCGGACTCCGGGCAGAGTTCACATCAAACCGGTCGAGGACATGGTCACACAGGAATACATACGAAAGGTCGAGGCGAACCTATGACACTTCAAGAAGCTGCATCGATGGTGAGAGAGATCGGGCTTCCGTTCTCATACTATCAATTCGATGAAAACACGGCGGTTGCTCCGCCATTCATATGTTTTTACTATCCGGAGGACTTTGATCTGAAAGCAGACGGGATCAATTACAAGAAGATCACGTCGCTTGTGATCGAGTTGTACACGGATAGCAAGGACTTTGCATCAGAAGCGGCGGTGGAGAATGTTCTCAGGTCGCACGGTCTGGCATGGTCAAGGGTCGAGACCTACATCGACTCGGAAAAGTTATACATGGTAACCTATTCAACTTCAATCATGATCGAGGAGGAAAATTGACATGAGTGACAACAAAGTAAGGTACAACCTTAAAAACGTCTATTACGCAAAAATGACAGGCGGAGACGTGGCGGCAGATGGAACCGCAACCTATGATACTCCGGTGAAATGGCCGGGCGCGGTATCTCTTGCGCTTGATCCGGAAGGCGACAGCAACAAGTTTTACGCTGACGGCATTGTTTATTTCCAGTCGAATGCCAACAACGGCTACTCCGGAGACCTTGAGATGGCTTTGATCCCGGACGACTTCCGCGAAACCATCATGGGCGACATCGTTGACGGCAAGGGCGTTCTCATCGAGAACAAGGACGCTGCTCCGATCCACTTCGCTCTGCTGTTCGAGTTCGACGGCGACCAGAAGGCAATCAAGCACGTTCTGTACAACTGCACGGTTGCGCGGGCATCCATCGAAGGCGAGACCATCGAGGACGCGATCGAGCCGAAGGCTGACAAGCTGACGCTGACTGCAACGAGCGTATTCAACAGCGCACTGAACACGAATATCGTGAAAGCACGCTCCGCAGAAGACACCGACGCTACGGCTTATGCTGCATGGGACACGGCGGTATATCAGCCGACTGCACCGAGCGTGATCGTGACGACCTAAGACAGGTCGTTTTTTAATGAAGGAGAGGAAACCAATATGTTCAAAACAATTCAGATCGGAGGGCAGACGGTGGATCTGCTCTCCAATGCTGCGACACCAATCCGGTTCCAGCAGATTTTTCATAAAGATTTAATTAAAAGCCTCATGGACGCGGCAAAAGAGCGGAGCATCGCAGTGAGCATGGCGCCGGAGCTGGCGTTTGTAATGCATCAGCAAGCGAAGAAGGCGGACATGATGGCACAGAACGTGGACACGTTTATCGAGTGGCTTGAAGGCTTCGGCGGCATGGATTTTGTCGAAGCGGCTGACGAGATCTGGGCGGTCTACTACGGCACAAGCGTGAACGAGTCCGAACCAAAAAAAAAGGACGTAAAACCGAAAGGGAAATGAACACTCCCTTATTCCTGTTGCGAGCATACCAGCTAGGTCTGTCTGTTTTTGACCTGGAACAGCTCGACTATGGGATGGTGTTGGATATGATCACGGAATCCGGGAACGATGCTATCAAATACAGAGAAGTTGCCGGGCAGAGTGATTTTGACAAATTTTGAGGATTGAAACATGGCAAGCAAACGCATTCAGGGCATTACAATCGAAATCGGAGCAGATGCCACTCCGCTGAATAAGGCGATCAAATCGGCGAACGCTGCGATCAATAAGACGCAGAGCGGATTGCGTGACGTCAATAAGCTCCTCAAAATGGATCCATCGAGCACGGTTCTGCTCACGCAGAAGCAGAAAGCGCTCTCTGATGCGATCAATCAGACAAAAGACAAGCTGAAGACGCTGAAAGATGCGGCGGACAAGGCAAATGACGCTCTGAAATCGGGCGAAATGACGCAAGAGCAGTATGATGCGCTTCAGCGGGAGATCATCGAGACTGAGCAGAACCTGAAACAGCTCGAACAACAGGCGCGGCAGTCTGCATCCGTGCTGGGCACGCAGTTCCAGGAAGCGGGGCGGAAGATACAAGAGGCCGGCGAGAAGATCAGCGCATTCGGAGAGAAGATCAGCGCAATGGGCGGACAGCTCACCATGAAGGTGACGGCTCCGATCGTGGCGGCGGCTGGTGTGGCGGTGACGAAGTTCGCAGAGGTTGACAAGACCATGCAGCTCACCAATGCCACGATGGGCAACACGGCGGACGAGGCTCAAGCGCTCAATGCGGCGATGGAAGAAGCGGCAAGCAATTCCACGTTCGGGATGAATGATGCGGCGACTGCAACGCTCAACTTCGCACGGGCGGGTCTTGATGCTGAACAGGCGGCTTCTGCGCTCGCACCGGCGATGAACCTTGCGGCCGGTGAAGGCGGAAACCTTGATACGGTCTCTGCCGGGCTTGTGGCGACAATCAACGGATTCCAGGATTCTTTCGAGTCTGCGGGGCAGTATGCGGACGTATTCGCAGCGGCTTGCAACAATTCTGCGCTCGATGTGGACTCTCTATCTCAATCTATGAGTGTTGCGGCTCCGGTCTTCAAGACTGCGGGCTATTCGGTCGAGGATGCGGCACTTTACATGGGAGTGATGGCGAATAACGGTATTGACGCCAGCACTGCGGCAAATGCTCTGAAAACCGGTATGGCGCGGCTTGCGAAACCGGCAAAGGAAGGCGCGGTCGCTCTCGAAGAGCTTGGCGTGGAGATATTCAACGCGGACGGGAGCATGAAGGATTCGCTGACTGTGCAGAAACTGCTGCATGATTCCTTTGCTACGCTCTCCGAACAGGAGCAGATCGCGGCGGCATCTGCTATTTTCGGCAAGAATCAGATGAGTAACTGGCTTGCGCTGATCAATTCCGCTCCGGAGGATGTGGACAAGCTCTCTGACAGCCTTGATGATTGTGCCGGAACGACTCAGGACATGGCGGATGCTATGATGGGCGGATTCGGTGGATCTATTGAAAAGCTGAAATCCTCTCTGGACGTCCTCATGACGTCACTCGGTCGGCTTGTGGCTCAGTATCTCACGCCGGTGATCGAAAAAGTTCAGGCGGCGATTGATAAATTCAACAAGATGAGCGATGCGGAAAAAGATCAGATCGTCCGGATCGCTGGCATAGTGGCAGCAGTCGGCCCCGCGCTATTGATTGCGGGGAAGATCATCACCACGATCAGCAAGATCGTGACCGGATTCGGGAACATCACATCCGCAGTCGGCAAGTGCAT